AACATCATCACCTATACCTACATTATCTGTAGCACTTGATAAAGTTCCTGTACTTGCGTTTTGACTAATTAAAATACTGTCAGTAAAGTTTGTAATATCAGCTTTTATAGTTACGCCATTGATTGTGCTGTTAAAAGTAGCTGCACCTGCTGCTGACATATCAAGGGTAAGGGCAGTGATTGTACTACCACCATCATTACCTCTAATAAAAATATCTTTATCTTGTACTGCGTTTGCTAATATCGTATCGCCTGAACTGTTTGTAGCAGAGAAAAATAAAGTACCTGCATCTTTGAAAAGAAAATCTGCTCCGTTAGCATCAAGAATAATATCGCCTTCAGAATCTAGTATAAAGTCTCCTGTAGCTGCTAAAGTAGAACCGTCAAGCGTCATAGTATCTACTACTACACCTGCGTTGGCTGTTACTACACCAGTTACGCCTAATGTGCCACCAACAGTCATATCGTCAGTTACGGTTAAATCGTCTTGTACTTTTAAATCTACAACGCTAAGACTAGCAAAAGCATCAACTACTGCTGCTCCGCTTCCTGCTCCGTCTGAGTAAACTACTTTTACATCTCCTGCAGGAATAGTAATATTAGCTCCACTACCTTGAGAAATTATTATATTTTGTGAACCTGTAGTTCCGTTTTCTATGAACCAAAGTTTTGATACGGTATTAGGACCTATAGTAATAGTACAAGCCGAATCAAGAGTACCTGTATATTTTAAATATAAAGATCTACCTGGATCAGTAGAACCGTCAGCTATTGTGGTTGTGTGAGTATCAGCGTTAGTAGTTATACCTTCTGTACCAAAGCTAAATGCTTCACCGATTAATTCTAAATTTGTGTTAGTAGAAGTTCCCCAAGTACCTGCCTCATCACCTGTGGCTATTTCTTTTAACCTTAAATCGTTTACGTAAGTTGCCATTGTTTATCTCCGTGCAAATTTATTATAAGTTGTTTTTTCATAAAAGTTAAGCTACTTGTTCCCAATTAGGGTCAGTAGTATCTGTTACAGTGTTCCATGTAGTTGTTTGTGCATCATCTGTTAAGCTCCAAATGAATATAAATCCTAATAAACCTTCTGCTTGTTCTAATTCAAGTGATATGTTTGCTTTGCAAACTGTAGTGACCGTTCCTAAAGAAGAAGTACACGCAAGACCAGTTATAAAAACGTTGTTTACCGTATTAACCGAACTAGTACCTAAAGCTGAAGTACTACTTAACCCAGAAACAGATAAATTATTATTTGTAACTAGCGTAGAGGTGCCTAAAGCTGAAGTACTACTTAACCCAGAAACAGATAAATTATTGTTTGTTGATAAAGTTGCTGTACCTAAAGCTGAAGTGCCACTAAAACCACTTACGGTGATATTATTTATTGAAGTTGTTGTAGCTGTGCCTAAATTACCTGCTGCTAATAAACTTGAAACAGATACATTAGCTTCAGCTTGAATAGTTACACTAACAGCACCTAAACTAGCAGTAACTCCACCTACTGAAGCTATGGCTTGTGCGTTAACTGCTACAACTGGTGTGCCTACTGAACCTGAAGCTGGTGCGGTGATTGAAACAGGAATACTGCCTTCACCATAAGCGAGTTGTCCCCAAGTACCTCGACCCCAACCGTTTAGGAACTCAGCCATTTTAGGCTATACGTATAATCGCTGTACTTGCTGCTGCTGCTGGGAAAACTATAGTAAAATCGCCTGCGGTAGATGTTTTATCTCCACCAAAGTCAATTGCTGCTACTGACTTATCACTATTAGTGTCATTATAAATGAGACAACCTCTAGCTGTTACGGTAGCATTACTAAAAGTAAGGTCAGAAAAATCAGTAAAACCTGTAGTTCCACTTGAAGTGGGAGCTACGTTAGTAAGTGCTGCACCTGTAGCTGTGTAGTTAGTTCCACTAGCTTCATTAGTACTAGAATACGCAGTTGTAGTAGCATCTAATGTAGCTGAACTTGTATATAAAGCTAGTTTAAAACTATTACCGCCAGTGGCTGAAAAGTTATGCGTAGCTTCTAAAAGTTCTTTTTTAAAGCTGGTAGTTAATGTTGATGTTATAGCCATTTTATTTGAGCTCCTTTATAATCTTAGCCATGTCTTCATGACCTTGTGAGGTAAGTTCGCCGTTTATGGTCACTACCTTACTGTTGATTGCTTGTTTAATATGATATAATACTTGTTCGTAAATAGCTAGTCTATATGCTTCAGCTTGTTGTCGTATGTGAGGTGCTGCATTTTCTGATATGCCACATATTCTAGCTGTACAACGTTCAGCCCAAAATTCAGGGCTGTGCCCTTTAAATTCTGTAGTTGCTACACCTATATTACCTAATCCTCCTTTAGTATCTACTTCAATCATGCTTGAGGTTCTCTCCTTATTTCATCATATCTAAATTGATCTCTTGTATCTTTACCTTCACCTAAGTTTTTAAGCATAGCTAAAGCCTCTTGAAATTTTTGTTCGTAAACTGGTATTGACTCAAAGTTTTTTAAGTATATACAAGCTTCTACTAAACTACCGTATAACATAGCGTTAATTGCATTTTCAGATAACCAAGTAGCACTACCAGAAACCGTTAAAGATTGGGGTCTGTAAAAATAATGCAACTCAAAAGTAAATCCTGTACTTGGAGTAGGAGTAATTATAAATCTGCTTTCATCAAACTCTGCGTAGTATTCAGGTGTACCTGTGGTTGCTGCTGCGGGCTGATAATCTCGTATAAAAGATACATGTTTTAATTTTAAATAGTTGTAATTATTACTACTGTCTATAACCGCTAAACTAAACGGAGCTAAAAAATCACTAGGACTCGCTAAGTATGTATTACTAGCTGTGCTTGTACCTGTAACGTTTTTTCTAAAAACATCGAGTTGAACTGATTTTAATATACGCTCTTCAGTGCTTTTTATAAAATTAGGAATATTAGTTACTAAACTACTTTCTGTACTTTCAATGTAATCTTGTATTGCGGTGGTAAGTGTTGCGTTTGTCCAGCTCATAGTGTTATGTTACTATAGTTACGTCACCAAGACTACTCGTTACTTGTGTCATGGTAAATTTAGAACCTATCGTATTACTGTTCCCCGCAAACATAATAGGCGAACTAACACCATTTGAATCAACAGGGTTAGAAACTATAACTTTACCTAAATGTATAGTAGGTGCAGACTCTGTAGGTCTTGGGTCTCTTAATGCTTCTGGGTCTACTCTATGTGATATAGGGTCAAGTTGTGGATGTTTAGGTTCATAGCATTCTTCACAAACTCTTAAAGAGTTCCATTCTTTTTTAAGTTCAAGATAGTTATATACAAAACCACACCTATCACACCTTGCTAAAGAGCGTTTACCAGAAGCGTAAGCCATTAATAAGAACCTCTAGCTGGTGTTAAGTGAAGAGAAGCTCTGCCTCTATCTTCTTGTGCAGCAAGTTGGAAATCTTGTTCGTATTGTTGTTTTAAAATACCTGCTTTTTCTGGGTTCTTTTTTAAAGCTAAATAATAAGATAACCCACTAGCCATACAAGGTATAAATCTAGATGGTACTTCTGGGTCTTGGTTAGAAGCTGTAACGTCGTCTATCCTTTGTATTGTATTAGCTACTAGTTTATATGTATTAACACTATCTGGTGTTGGCCACAATTTTACTACTGGAGTAGTTTGTCTATCTAAAAATATCTGACTAGGTCTGCCAGTAACAGATTTATCAGGTATGTTTAAATACTCTGTTCTACCTATACGTTCTATACTTAAATCAGTAGTGTTAGAATTACTGTCAGTTTGCCGTATAACAGCCGAAACTATATCGATATCATAAGAATTAAGGGTATAACTAGCTGTACCTGAGCTTAAATCAGTTGTAACTTGGTCTATTGTCCAAAGGTTTACACCTCTATTTGACCAATCAGCGAACATTATATTTAATGATCGCCTAGCAGTTTCTGCGTCATAGCCTGTTCTAAGTTCTATGCCAGCTAGTTCATAAGCTTCTTCTATAGTGTCAGCTATATTTAAAGCAAAAGTTTTGGTACCCGAGGTAGCCATTATTAAAACTCTTTTATAACCGTAAGCACTATAACGTAAGAGTCTCCACTAGCATGACCAGTGGTCGTGAGTTTTATATCACCAGTTTTACCACCTGATGCTGCTGTATTTTGTAAACCACCAAACTCTGTAAAATCAATCTCGTCACTGTAGTCAGAATTTAAATCCCAACATATAGTGTTTGTACTGGCGTTCCAAAGTAGTTTTACACTCATACCAAAAGTTGAGTAAGTAAGTTTAGCTAGTTTGCATCCAGTGCATGTCGCACCATCGCCTTTTCTTGCTGCTAAAGCACTTACATCAATCTTAGTTACAGCTGACTCACCTGTTCCATCTGATGTGTTAGTTAGCTGTATAACAGCTTTTCTATCATCATCAACAATAGTTGTTGAGGTTACTGCATCTGCCATAATTTACTCCTATTAAGCGATTTGTACGTATTCAATAATAAATGTGAAAGAACCTGCAGTTGTTGCGTCTACTGTGTTAGTAATATTACAGTAAATAGTTCTTGCTGTGTCTGTGTACTGCACTGAAGCTGGAGCTGTAGTTCCATCTTGAGTTTGCAGAACTAAACTGGTTACAGTTACATTGTGAGCAACAACAGTTGTACCGCCGTCAAGTATTTCATCAGTTTGAGCTGCAACAATTTGTGCACCTGAGCTAGAAGTACCTACTTCGTAACCGATATCACCTGTTCCTATTACTGGAGCAGTATCACAGAATATCTTAATATCTGTAATAATTGTGTTTGCTGGTTGCGTAAATTCACCTATAGTGGGAGAATCCCCCGCTGTAGTATTTACTGTTACGCCAGTAGCGAAACCTACATGCTTTACATACTTATTGGTAACAATACCTGTAGATGCAATATCTACAACATCACTTTCTGCGCCTGTGGTACTATTAATTGATATTACCTTAAAACCATTCTCAGACCTGACTGGTCCGTTAAATGTTGAATTTGCCATAATTTCCTCCTACGGAAATAAGTTTTATCATCTCGGCTTGTCTGCTAGGTCAGTTGATAAAACAAGTTAATAAATCCTAGAATTAAATGATATACCTTATTCTAGAAAAAAGAAAGGGAGCCGAAGCTCCCTTAAAATTCGAAGAACGAATTATGCTCCTGGGGAACCGTAAATTCCACGCCAGTCACTAAAGCCGAAAGAATATCTTTCTCTTGCTTTGTATCTAACGTTACCAGTCTCAAAATCACCTTCCATGCCTGTTGACATAGGAGATCTAACGAAATGTTTAAGTCCGTTAGGTGCATCTGTTTTAATAAAGAATGCATCAGTATCTGTTAAGTAATGATTTACAACATATCCTTCAGGGAGCATGCCCATGTTTTTCAATGCGTTAATATCATTATCAGAAGTACCAACTCTACCTGGAGTCTGTAAGACTCTATCAGCTACAAACTGTAGTTGTGGTGGTATAATTAGTTTTCTTGCTTGAACATTTACTTTAATGCCTCTTTCATCAACAAACTGTGATATATCGATCATCGCGTTTTCTAATGAAGTTTCATTCAAGTCAGCTGCTACACTAGGCTCATTTGACTGATCTCCACCCGACATAGTTGGATGGTCAGTTGTCATGAGTGGTTTGCCGTCTCCTCCTGGAAAGGAAGTTGAGAAACCATTATTTAGTACATTCGCTGCTTTCACTTGCTTAGTAGTAGCCATTGATCTAGCTAAAGCTTTTGTGTATCTTGAAGAAAG